ATGGTAGAATGTTCTCAGTTAGAGGAGAGCAGTTTAAGCCGTATAAAATCTAAGTCGGATAAAGGAGGGATGGCAATCCTCTCTGGAAGTCGTGGTGACAAATCATCCAAGGAGAATAAAGCACGGGCTAAGCAATTAGATCGTGACATTAAAGGTAAGGGTCTTCCTGGTGCTACTAAGGTAACAGGAAGATGGACTGAGAATCCTGGAAGCAAGGATGAAAAGAAAGTCAAAGAAAGAAGTCATGTTGTCACCTCTGGTAAAAAAGGTAAAAGAAAGTTTAAGAAAGCAATAAAAGCACTTGGTAAGAAGTATGATCAAGATGCTGTTTTGACACAGACTAAAAAAACTGGTACACTAACAGCAACGAGAAAAGGTGGACTTGGTAAAGATAGTCAAGGTAAAGAAGTTAAAAGAGCTGGTGTCGGTAAAATGAGACCAGGAAGATCCTCACCCCAAGGTGATACAAAAATTAAAGGAAAGACATTTACCTATGAACAAAAATTATGATGATTCCAATTGGAGGGAAGAAGATGAAAGGGTATAAAGAACCTGAACCACCTGACTGTTCATCATCTATGAAGGAATGGGAGCAGAGCATTAAAAAATATAGTCAATAAAAAAAGTGTCCACTGGGATAAATAAACCGTCTCTTTGTCCTTTATAATAAGGTCATTGAAACGAACCCCACATTATGTTTGAAATTAAAATGACTCGTGAAGAAATCCTTAAGGGTTTAAGAGAATCCTACGGAACAGAGTTTACTGCGGCGGATGTCCGTGGGTTTTGTGCTATGAATGATATTGCTTATCAAACAGTCACAAAGAAACTTAAAGAGTTTAATGTTGGCAGGGGTAAGTGGAATTTAGAAGTTACTACCAAAGCAGTTGAGAATATTGAAAAATCTTTCAGTGCTCCTTCTGTTGAGCCTAAATTAGAACAGAACCTTATTCCAGAGAACGATGATACCTTCGTCCGCTTTGGTCCTTTTAGCGATATTAAGACCATTCTCAAAACCCGTATGTTCTATCCTACGTTTATCACGGGTCTTTCTGGGAATGGAAAAACCTTTGGAGTCGAACAAGCTTGTGCTCAACTCAAGCGAGAACTGATCCGTGTCAACATCACAATCGAAACCGACGAAGATGACCTTATTGGTGGGTTTCGCCTTGTTAATGGTAATACTGTATGGCATAATGGACCAGTTATCGAAGCACTGGAAAGGGGAGCTGTCCTCCTTCTAGATGAGATAGATTTAGCATCCAATAAGATACTTTGCTTACAACCTATCCTTGAAGGAAAAGGAATTTTCCTTAAAAAGATTGGTAGATTTGTTTCTCCTGCAAAGGGATTTAATGTAGTAGCAACTGCTAATACAAAAGGTAAGGGATCTGATGATGGAAGATTTATAGGAACTAATGTTCTTAATGAAGCCTTCTTAGAAAGATTTCCTGTAACCTTTGAGCAGGATTATCCTTCACCTAAGGTAGAGCAAAGAATTCTGGGTGGAGTTGCTTCTCAACTGGGTGTAACAGATACGGATTTTGTAAAGAGATTGGTAGACTGGGGTGATATTATTCGTAAAACATTCTATGATGGAGGTATAGAAGAGATCATCAGTACTCGACGTTTAGTTCATATTGTACGTGCTTATTCTATCTTTAATGATAAGATGAAGTCTATTCAAGTTTGTGTAAACAGATTTGATGATGAGACTAAGCAAGCATTTTTAGAACTCTATGATAAGGTAGATGCCACCGTTCAACTTCCCATTGACAATAAAGAAGATTGATATTATGATTAACGCATGGAGTTTACTGTATGAAGAACTTAATGGCACTATGGATGAAACCTATCCAATTAAGAAGGAGGGTAAAATGACTGATAAGAATAAAAAAGATGTAGTTACTTTTGGTGTTGATACCATATCTGGTGGGGCAGGATCTGATACTATCACTTTTACAAGTGATGGTGTTGGTGCTGCTGATACTATTTCTTTTGGTGATATAGGAACAGATACTTTAAATTTAGGAGGAACTCATCTTCCTGGTGGAATGGGTGATGATCATATTGTTTTTAGTACGGGTCTTGCCGGAACTCAATGGGATGATAATAAGTATTACGTTGATGGGTATGATCCTTATCCTACATCAGGAATGGTAGATACTCTTAACCTTAATGTGGGTTCAACATCTAAACCAAAACCCAATTTAAAGAATGGATCAACTCACAAATATCAAGAAGATAAAGGTATTGAGGATCTTAAAAATTATGTCACTTCTACTTACACGGGACATTATACCAATAAGAATTCTGATACCCAGACTCTTGATCTTATTCATTCTGTAGGTGATGCTGAATCATTTTGTCGATCTAATGCACTTAAGTATTTGAGTCGCTATGATAAGAAGGGATCTGCAAAGAATGATATACTAAAGGCAATGCATTACTGCTTACTTCTTTATTATTTTAGCGGTAACACTCAAGAACCTGATTACACTAACACTCGTTATGAAACTTTCTGAGACTACAATTAATCTATTAAAGAACTTTAAAGAGATTAATCAATCTATTCTTTTTAAGACAGGGAATAAACTTCGCACTATCAGTGTGATGAAGAATATTCTTGCTGAGGCAACTATACAGGAAGATATACCAAAGGATTTTGGTATCTATGATCTTAGTCAGTTTATCAATGGAATAGAGTTGCATAAACCTAGTATTCCTGAATTTGATTTTACCTATGATAATCATGTGGTTATTAAGGAAGGTAAGATGAGATCTAAGTATTTCTTTGCTGATCCTAATGTAATCATCACTCCCCCAGATAAAGCAATTGATTTACCTAGTGAGGATGTCACTTTTGATCTGAGTACCCAACAGTTAGATAAGTTGCTCAAAGCAGCAGGAATTTATCAACTCCCTGATCTTTCTGTGGTGGGGGAGAATGGTGCTGTTAAACTTCTGGTTCGGGATAAAAAGAATGATACTTCTAATAGTTTTGCCATAGCAGTGGGAGAGACTGATGCTACATTTACATTTAATTTCAAAGTAGAAAATATTAAGATTCTACCAGGAACTTATCATGTAGTAGTATCTCAAAAACTTCTTTCTAGATTTACTAGTAAGAATTATGATCTAACATATTACATTGCATTAGAACCTGATTCTACATTTGGATAATGTATCAAGTTGGTGGTAAAAAATTTGATGATTGGACACTTGCACAAGATGCTGCTGTCCAGTTATTAGAGGATGGACATGAGTGGGTACAAGTATTACAATGGGATAAAGAACATGAGACTTGGGGACTTCTCCAAGAATTAAATTTAGAGAGAGGAATTATGCCACCTTCTGCAGGTTGGAATACAAATTCTCTTACACCATACTATGTGAGATTGAGAAATTATGAGGGATGAATTTCTTTGGGTTGAAAAGTATCGTCCAAAGACCATTGAAGATTGTATTCTTCCAGAATCTACTAAGAAGACTTTTCTTGACTTCCTAGATAAAGGTGAAGTTCCCAATCTTCTTCTTGCTGGTCCTGCGGGATGTGGTAAGACAACAGTTGCGAAAGCATTATGTAATCAATTAGGAGTAGATGTTTATGTCATCAACGGATCAGACGAAGGACGGTTCCTCGATACCGTCAGAAACAACGCAAAGAACTTCGCTTCAACAGTCTCTCTCTCGTCTGAGGCAAAGCACAAGGTCATCATTATCGATGAAGCAGACAATACCACTCCCGACGTACAGCTCCTTCTTAGAGCGTCTATTGAGGAGTTCTCACGAAACTGCCGATTTATTTTTACCTGCAATTACAAAAACAAAATCATCGAACCCCTCCATTCCCGTTGTGCAGTCGTTGAATTTTCAGTAAATGCAAAACAAAAACCTATACTGCAAGCAGAATTCTTCAAACGATTGTTATCCATTGTGGACGCAGAACGGATTGAAAGTGATAAGAATGTGCTCATTCAACTTATCAATAAACACTTCCCCGATTGGAGACGCATTCTCAATGAGTGTCAAAGATACTCGGTGGGAGGAAAGATCGATGCGGGGATCCTGGCCCATTTCTCTGACGTAAAGGTAAATGATCTCATTAAAAACCTCAAAACGAAAAACTTTCCGGAAGTACGTAAATGGTGTGTCAATAACTTGGATAATGATCCTGCTGTTTTATTGCGTCGTATCTACGATGTTCTTTATGATTCCTTGGTCCCTAGTTCTATTCCTCCCGCTGTTCTTACTCTTGCTAAGTATCAGTATCAGATCGCATTCGTCGCAGACCAAGAAATAAATTTACTAGCATGTTTAACAGAGATAATGGTAGAATGTGAATTTAAGTGAAGAAAAAGTATGCTCCATTTAAATTGGATTGCTTTGGAGTTTTAGGAATTATATTACTTATTAGTGGAGTAGGTTCGGCAATTATTAGTGTTTATGGTATAATAGACTTATTAAAATGAAAAAACCTAGTTTGGAAGATTGTTTTTTTATTGCACTCATTTTTCTCGATGAGTTTATTAAAAGAACTTTAATTGGAATATACAAATTGTATATGAAATTTGATTACTGGAACTTCAATAGGAAACTACCGAAATGAATCAAAGAGCAGTAGACACATATAGAAATGTTGTCTTAGGATATTATGCAATTATCATATGCATGATCGTAAGATTAGTAGTAGTATTAAATTCATGACTCAAGATTATTATAGAGTGTTAGCACACACTCCAACTCGTGATCCTTATCCAGTTTATAAGTTCTATAATGAACCCGAAGACTGGTCTTGTAATGGAACTGTTAAGATCTCTTGCAAAGATGGTAAGGTTAATGTTACAATATTTGAAAAGGATTCCATCAAAGTCCATAAATTAGAAGTATATTCTGATGATGGTCCTGTTGGTGCAAGACTTACTGAACAATGTGAACATCCAGCATGAACAAGAAAAAAGAAAAACTTAGAGCACAAGTTAAATCCAGATGGTATTACATCTTTTGGGGAACATGTACGGTAGCAGTATGTGCTGGACAGGTTTTGGTTGGAAGTGGTTTCCGAAGAATGGCAGATAGTCTTGATAAAGTATTAGATGCTCCTATACGAATGGATATTGGTATTCCTCGTCCACGTCATCCTATGATGGCTCCTGATGCTTGGGAAGATGGATTGATGCGTCCTACTGATCCTCCTCAAAGAATATATTAATGACTGAAGAAGAATTAGAAAAGGAACGATGGATTGATGATGACTATGCAGTTGTTAGTCAATATTATACTGCACGGAGAATGTATCCTAATATGCCTTTCTATCTTCAAGATGAAAATGGAGAGACATTTGTATTTGGTATCGATTTAATATATCAATATCTTGGAAATATAAACCACTATCCTGATTGGTAATGAAATTAACACAAGAAGTAATAGATAAAATTCAAGAGGCAATGAACCATACTAAAATGAATGGGGATCCTAATTGGTTGGACGGGGATGAACTTGAAGTATGTCTTGGAGGTACTTTTGCTGCTGATAAGTTTATTTCAATTATTAATCGTCGTACTAATCCTAGACCAACACCAAAAAAATAAATTATGTGGTATGTTATATGTTGGACTGCAATCACTATGATTGTATTAGTTCAGTTAGGTATATTTAAAAAGAAATGAAATCTTTGAAAGGTTATAAGACTCCCCTTAGATATCCTGGTGGGAAGTCTCGTGCTTGCACCAAGATGGATCCATATTTCCCTGACCTTCGTAATTATGTGGAGTTCAGAGAACCTTTTCTTGGTGGTGGAAGTGTAGCACTTCATGTAACTAAGAAGTATCCTCATTTAAAGATTACAGTTAATGATCTTTATGAACCCTTGATAAATTTCTGGGTTCAGTTGCAAACCTTTGGAGATGAATTAACTGCGAAGTTATCACATTATAAGTCTACTCATCCAGATCCTCCTAGTGCAAAAGAACTTTTTCTAAATTCAAAGGAAGTTATTAATAAGAGTGGGGTAGATAGTATTGAACGTGCAGCAGCATTTTATATTGTTAATAAGTGTTCATTTAGTGGACTTACTGAGAGTTCATCATTTTCTAAGTCAGCATCTATTTCTAATTTCTCCATGAGAGGTATTGAGAAGTTGCCTGAGTATTCTAGTTTGATTTCTAATTGGCATATTAATGGATATTCTTATGAATATTGTTTTCGTGAAAATATTCATGATGGATTGTTTATGTATTTGGATCCTCCATATGATATAAAAGATAATTTGTATGGGAAGAGTGGATCTATGCATAAAGGATTCAATCATGATGAGTTTGCAAAGGTCTGTGATGAGCATGACATTCCTATGCTTATCAGTTATAATTCAGATCAGTTGGTTAAAGATAGATTCAAGAACTGGAATGCTGCGGAGTTTGATTTAACTTATACAATGCGTTCTGTTGGTGAATATATGAGAGATCAAAAAGAAAGAAAGGAACTTTTATTGTTTAACTACAAAATGAATATGGTCAAGGGTTTGGACATTAGAACCACATGGAATTGAAAGATTGGCTTAATTCGATTAACTTCAATAAAGATAATCTTATTGAAGAAGATCCTTCTACTATCAAGGATTATCCTCCTTATATTATTAATCGTTGTTTATCAGGTCATTTGGATTGCATAATGTTCGCCAATGAGATGAATAAATATTCGTTTCTGGATAAAGATATGCAATATAGTTTTTATCTAAATACACTTAGGAAAAAGAAGAGATTTTCTCCCTGGCTCCGTAAGGATAAAGTCACGGATCTCCAATGTGTTAAACAATACTATGGTTATAGTAATGAGAAAGCGTCTCAAGCACTGAAAATTTTATCAAAACAACAACTCGATTACATTAAACAAAGACTTGAAACTGGAGGATCCAAATGACTACCACGGTAGAACCCGAAGTCAAGTGGTCGCAAGACCAAATGGTGGAGGTTACTCTTAATGAACCTGATGATTTTTTAAAGGTTCGTGAAACCCTAACAAGAATTGGCGTAGCATCAAGAAAAGAAAAGAAACTTTACCAAAGTTGCCATATTCTGCATAAGCAGGGTAGATATTATATCGTGCATTTTAAGGAGTTATTTGCACTTGATGGCAAACACGCTAACCTTACTTCTAATGACGTTCAGCGTCGGAATCGTATTGCTCGTCTCCTTGCTGATTGGGGTCTCATAGCGGTAGTAAAATCAGAATCTGTTTCGGATATTGCTCCCCTCAATCAAATCAAAGTTCTTTCTTATAAAGATAAGGGAGATTGGATTTTAGAGCAGAAGTACAACATCGGTAAGAAAGGAAAGACACAGGAGGAATAATGGTTAACACTATATTATTGATACTTTTAGTGATTGTTAACTATTCAAATTTCTATCTTACTCATATTCATGGTAGGAAACCGAAAGGATTAAGACGGCATTCATCACCCCGCCTTTTAAGGGATCGTGTATAATTAGTAGTGAACGCCGAAAGGGTTCACAAAACACAAACTCGCTTAAAAGGAGCTACTATCATGGGTACATTAGCCAGGTATCACGCTGAAAATCTTCCAGCTTTACTGGATAAGATTAGTAAGAACAGCATTGGAATGGACGATTATTTAAATCGTTTCTGGGATCTCGACACTTCTTCCAACTATCCCCCTTATAATATTGTACAAGTAAATAATGTCGAATCGAGGTTGGAAATCGCC